TGGACTAGGCAAACTTCATCGAACTATTAGTCATACAACGGCTATGATTTTAATGATATCGTGTATGTTAGCAATAGTGTTAAGCATGCTTCCATATTTGCTTTCAAATAAATGTCCCTTGGAAATACTTATTCGAAAACATCCTATTCGTAATTTAATTCGAGTATATAGGCCTACACCCTTTGTATATTTTATTTTAATTGCAATAATGTCACTTAATGTTTTTAATTATCTTTTAGCATTTAACTTAATACATTTATTTTAATGATTTACGGAGCAATCGTACTTTCGTTTTTAATCACATTAGGATTTTATCTTCATGATAAAACTCAATACAAATTGTGGGAATTCTTTTTAGGAACTGCTGCAACCACTATAGTTGTAGTTATTTTTAAATTATGTTTCAACGCATTTGGCGATAGTTACACCGAAACTTGGGGTTCTACAATTGTAAGTGTTTATGAACAGGAACCATACAACTATTGGCATTCAGAAACATGCTATCGTCAAGTTGCTTGTGGAACTTCGACAGATTCCAATGGAAATACTACAACACAATATTGTTCAGAACCATACGATTGTTCTCACCAAGTTGATGTTGGTCCTCATTGGTATGCAGTAACTGACATTAAAGAACAAATTTCAATTACTGAACATCAGTATGATTCTTTATCTTACATTTATGGAGGAAAGAGATTTATTACAAATGAAAATAACAACTATGATTCTAGAGACAAATGTGTATCATCTAAAGGTACAAAATTTCAAGGAAAACAAGTAGGACAAACATCATATGAATATCGAGTTGATTGGCAAAAAACAGAAACTACTCGTAAAGCAATTGCAACTCAACATAAATACACAAATAAAGTAAAATCTTCAGACTTAACAATTTTCAATATTTCTTTAGTTAATAAAGTACAAGCAGACTCGATGGGTCTTTTCAATTATCCTAAGTTAAAAGATGAATTTACTTATCCTACAATTTTAGGAACTAAAGTGTCTCCAGCGATTAATGAAAATTTCCGCAAACTTAATGGAAAGTTTGGACCTACAAGTCAAATGAGATTATGGGTTCTTGTATACGAAAATAAGCCTTCAATAATTGGCAATTATCAGGAAAATTATTGGGTACGTGGAAATATGAATGAATTGGTTGTATGCATAGGAAAACAAGATACAACAATTCAATGGGTAAATGTATTCTCATGGACCACTAACGAAGCTTTAAAAATACAGATAAGGGATTATATTATCAATCAGAAATCAGTGACTGAGAAGCATTGGAATGAACTCTATATGTACATGGATAATAATCTTAATACTTACAAGCGTAGAGATTTTAAAGAATTTGATTATCTTAAACGTAGAACAAAACCTTGGGAAATTATCCTTGCATACATATTCGGAATTGGAGTTGCAATAGGAATGAATTTCTGGGCATCCACAAATGATTATAAAGACGAAAACAAATCTACATTTCTAGATTATAATAGTTATAATAAAAAATATACAAACTGGCAATGAAAAAAGTTTTATTTATTGGGGACATTCATGGAACAACTGAATGGGAAGAAATCGCAAAAAATGGTTTGAAACAATTTTATGAAATTGTGTTTCTCGGAGATTACATCGATAGTTTTTATAAAAAACCAGTTGATCAACTATATAATCTGAATAATCTTGTTAAATTTATAAGAAAAAATAAAACACAAGTTACAGCATTAATTGGAAATCATGATTATGCAGTTATTAATTCACATTCTGCTATATCCGGATATCAGCATTTGCATGCTCATGAATATAAAAAAGTATTTCAAGATAATGTTGATCTTTTTCAAATAGCTTGGGGATATACAAATGATACAACAAAAAAATATACTCTTGCAACTCATGCTGGATTAACTAAAAATTATTGGGAACGATACATACTTCCTCAAATTAATGAAGGCGGGTTTATTCATAAAATTACAGAAGGAAAAGAAATTCAAATGCATGAAGCATTGAATTATCTTAAAGACAAAAAAGATATTTTATGGAAAGTTGGTTTTGTTCGTGGTGGTTTTGGAACTCCAGGCGTTTTATGGGCTGATTATACTGAAGTTATTGATGATCGATATTCTGGAATAAATCAGATATTCGGACACACTCCTCAACCAACAATTAGAGTTGATCAATATGGTGACGATTTAGTAGCATGTGTTGATAGTTGGGGAAATAAAAAAGGAACGAGTTTACTCATGACTTTATAATTTTAATCATAGATAATAGAAAGGAACTCTTGGAGTTCCTTTTGTTGTTTAAATAAGATATACATTAACTGATCACAGGACATAATCCTGTGATTCGTGTGTTAAAATACTATCATTTTCAGAAGATTCAATGAATTTCTTAACAGTTTTTTAACATCACTTTTATATTCAAATTATTAACTCATAATATAGTATTCACCTATATCTTCTTAGTGTATACTGTTAATGTGTTGTTAATTGCACTAACCATACATTTATCACTCGTTTCATCGTATATATAGAATATAGTAAAACCTATGTATTTAAACTAAAAAAACGATTAAAAACTATGGCAGGAAAAAATTTATTGATTCTTGAACGTTCAGCTCAGAATCTTCAAAAGATTACCCGCAACGGAAAAACGATGTTAGAGGGTGTCTTCGCCGAGTTTGGAATTGAAAACCGCAATGGACGTATTTACGAAGAAAAAGAGTATTTACCTCACTTGGAATATCTTAAAAAAGATATCGCTAACGGCAACTTACTTGGTGAGTTAGATCACCCTGAAAGATTTGAAGTTGCTTTAGGCAGTGTTTCACATAGAATTTCCGAGTTATGGTACGACCAACAGAAACGTCAAGTTTTGGGTCGTATTGAAATTTTGGAAGGTACTCCAAAAGGACAAATTGCCAAATCATTATTAGAGGCAGGCGTTCCACTTTCAATCTCTTCAAGAGCAGCTGGTACTGTTAACGAAGACAAAACCGTTGCAATTCAACAGATTTATACTTATGACTTAGTTGCTAAGCCAGGATTTGAATCAGCTCAATTGCATAAAGTTAATGAAAGTGTAAACCCAAGACAAAAGGAAATCGATGAAATGATTATAGCCTTAAACGAAGGTGTAACGTCTCGTAAACAACACAACATCAATTCAAAGTTCGGTAAATTGAATGAAAACATTTCAATTCTTGACTTAACAGATAAAGTTCCTATCACATGGCACGGACATGCCGGCATACGTGAAGAAGCTTTAGTAGCTCAAGAAGAAGCCAAACAGGCAAAGCAACAAACAACTAAAATTAATGAAAATAATCAAATGGCAGAAACAAAACCAGGAGTTATTAATGAAGAAACTGTACAGCAATGGACAGGCTTATTCACAAAAGAACTTAGCGCCATAAATTCCAGATTAGACGAAATTCAAGAGAGTGGTAGCACTACAGATCTTACAGCAATCAAAAAGTATATCGAAAAGATACGCAAGATTCAGGAAGATTCATTGAATTGGCAATCTGAGATCGCTAAGGCTGTAAATGAAGTTGCTACTTACGCTGATACATTAGCAGATAAGAGTAATAAACATTATAAACTAACTAAGAAGATTGTTGAAACTGTAGACTACAACGCAAAAACGCTCAATGCAACACAAGATTGGACAGGCGAAGTAGCTAAAGTAACAAATGCAATCGGAGAAACTGTAGATCACAATGCAGAAATGCTTAATGGTCTTAATGAATGGTCAACCCAAATTGCTAAGGGTGTCAATTCACTTAATGAATGGGGTACAGAAAAAGCAAAAGCTATCAATGATATGCATGATTGGGTTGGCACTCAAGCAAAAGCTGTCAATGGCATGCACGAATGGACTTCATCAATCGCTAAAAACTTCAATCATTCAGTTAATTGGACTGAAGAAATGTTAGGAAGAGCAATTTCTAAAGAAGACGCAGTCAATATGATGAAATATGTCGACTTAGTATCAGAATCTAAAAATGATCCAAAACTAAAAGCAAAAATCGACGAAATGCTTAAAGTTAACTCTATCACTGCAAAACCTCTTAACGAGGCAAATCTTAAAGGCATCATGGTTATTGACACCGTTGGAAAAGTTGGTAATGTAAAAGTTGCTGATCTTTCTTCTAAAAACACAGGTGTTGAATTCGATGACAAAACCAAAACTATAGTAGCTAAAATGAGAAATGTCAAATTTAGCAAAGAAAAAATGCCAATTGGTAATAGTAATTTACAAGCGCCATTAAATGCAAAATCTGAAAAGGTTGGTAGTGATGGCATGAATAATGAACCTAAAGACCTTAAAGCTAATCTTAAAACTTCTAAAGTTATTGGTGGTAAAGACACTGTAGGAGGCAATCCAAAAGTAAATATTGCAAAAGCACAAAATCTTAAATTAAACGTTAAAGCAGGCGGAAAAGGCTTGGTTAACGAAAGTTTTAATAAAACTGAAGATATTCAATCAAGACGTACAAGACTCGATGAAAAACTTTCTTTGATTATTAACAATCTCGAAAAAGAAAAGACTGTTGACGAAAGCGTTAAATCAGAATTTCCATTCACACAACTTTTAAGTGGTGAGGATAGAAGCAAATTTGCAAATCTTGATGCATCCGATAAACAAAAGGTAGTCACTGAAATTTCTAAAGTTCCAACAACCGATTCTAAAGTAATTGTTAAATTATGGGAAAGCGCATTATCAAATAATAAAGTTGATGAACCACTTTGGCTCAAACTTGCTCCTAAAGTTTACAGAGACGCTTTTACAAAAGCTCCTCAAAATATCAAGGAAAGTCTTAATGCTAAATCAGAATACTTTACTTTAAACACTCAATATCAGATTGATAATTTCTGGGAAACTAGCGATATTATTCCTCGTCCAGTTTATACCTTAAATGAATCTATTGCTGCAGTAACAGGCGAAGAAGCAGATCAAAAATACGATAGCGTAGTCGCAGGAGTTGCAGAAGGAATGAAACGATACATGAATGTGTAATTAGTGCATTAAGTATCAAAAATTAACGTTTTAGTAATAATAAATAAAATATCAAAAATAAAAAATAAAAATAACTTTAATAAAAATGAAACAAATAAACGAACAACAGATAGTTGCTAAATGGTCTCCAATGATCGAGTCTACAACGGGTCTTAAAGATCCTAAGAAACTTTCATGGATTGCCAAATACGCACACTATCACGCATTAAACGAAGCTGCAATGGGTGGCGTTAGCACTCCTTATGCAACTCTTTACAACGTTCCTGGAATAGGTAATGCAATGCCTGCACAACAATCAGCAACAACTGGTAACCAATTCTATCAGAACGCAACAAAAGGTTCAGGTGACAAATGGCCTGCACTTCTTCCAATGGCTCTTCAGGTGGCTGCAAGAACAATAGGTTTCGACCTTGTTAACGTAGTTCCTATGCCAGGTCCAACAGGTGTTGTATCTTATTTAGATTACGTATACGCTGGTGGTAAACAACCATACGGTGCTCAACCAGGAACTCAAGCACGTCCTAATCCAAAAGAAGCATCTAATCCACTTTATCCAGGTGTAAAAGTTGCAGCTCCAGGACTTTATGAAGCTCCTCTAGCATTCAAACTTCAACTTAAAGCAGCAGATGCTTCAACATTTACAACAGCATTAGTTGAAGGCGCAGCAGTTCACTTCTCTAATGGCGGAGCTACTTTAGAAGCTGTTTATATTGGCAAATCAAGAATTGATGCTTTCCCAATGTTTAGAACAGGTGTATTCGGCGGTGGCGCTGCTAACTTGGCAAGTATATTCGATGGCAATATAAATACTGATGTATCTTATGGCACATTCGTTTCCAACACAAGTACTGGTATTACTACTTTCCCAACACTTATCTCTACATTAGAAGATCAAGTACAAGGATTTGTAGGTGCAGGTCCAACAGACTCAGATCGTTGGGAAGGTACTTTTGTAACTGGAACTACTCTTTACGAACCTATGGAAAGAGGCGTTGGTGAACTCCAATACCCAAGAGCTTTAGGGCTTCAATTATTCACTAGATTTGTACAAGTTGGAACATTCCAAGTATCAGTAAGTGTTACTCAAGAGCAAATTCAAGACCTTAACAAACAATGGGGTATTGATGTTATTGCAATGGTAGAAAACGCTGGTATCAACGAAATTTCACAAGCTATTAACAAACACATCCTTTCAAGATTATTCGGTCTTGGCTGGAAAAACCACATCAATGGCTACGCAGTTGAAGGTATCAACCTTAACATGAACTGTGCTTCAACCGGTTCTCTTACATCAGTTGCTTACGCTTATCCAAGTGGCACTGAATTAGCTTCTTTTGACAATCAATCAATGCCTATCCCTGGATTCGCAACTTACGCATCAGTACTTGGTGCTACTTTCGAAAACCAAGATACTATGATTAAGAGAGTTATGGCTAACATCCTTGCAGCTGGTAACATCGTAATGCAAAGAGGTCGTAGAGGCCCAGCAAACTTTATCGTAACAAACGTTAAAATTGCTACAGCTCTTCAATCAAACAGTGGTTACACATTCTCACCAATCACTAATACATTCACTCAGTCTAACGGTTCATTGTACCCACTCGGAACAATCGCTGGAATGACTCTTTATGTAGATCCAAACATGATCTATGCAGACACCAGAGTACTTGTAGGACGTAAAGGTGCAGCAGACGAACCAGGTGTTATATTCGCTCCTTATCTTATGGCTGAAAGCGTTAAGCTTATCACTGAAGGTACAGGTGCTCCTAAGGTAATCATCAAAACCAGATACGCTTTGGTTGATGCAGGTTTCCATCCAGAAACTCAATACATTACTTTATTCATTCAAACTAACGCAGGTTCAGTTATTTAATCGTAACTAAATACCAGATAAATAAAAAGAGAGGCAACCGTCTCTCTTTTTTTTTCAAAATAAAATAATTATACGAAAATGACATACGAAAAAACTAATGCGCAATTAACAACAGATGTTAATGCACTTTTAGGCATTGATGCATCACAAAATTTTGTAGTAGAAAAAACTAGTGCACAATTAACAGCAGATGTCAATGCACTTTTGCATCTTAAGGATCCATCAGTAAATTTTGCAGGCGAAAAAACTAATGCTCAATTAACAGCAGATGTTAACACACTTTTAGGTATTAAAGATCCATCAGTAAATTTTGCAGGCGAAAAAACAAATCTTTACAATGCTGACACGACAACACACAGAAAAGCTAAAGATGGTTCAACACATCGAAGAGTTAAAGATGGCACAACCTATAGAGATATAGATACTTCAACCTATAGAGATACAGAAGAACTACCAATAGCTCAACCTAATGATGGTATAACTTATACTCCAGAGATGTAAATAATTCAACTTACATAAGTTATTTTAAAATAGAAAGAGGATCGAAATGATCCTCTTTTTGTGTTAATATTTTTTGATGATTTTTTTTATTAATCTAATCTTCCGCCTCCAAGTTTACCGATATAATAGGTTTCAACAGGATATTTTAAAATTGCGCCAAACGTATCAAATTCTTCTCGACTTAAAAATTGGTTTTTAATCATTTTTTCATAAACAATGTAGATTTGATCAGAATCTTTTCCACCTATTTGTGTTGGATCTTCATGAACGTCATAGATGATATATTTTTGAGCTTTACCTAATTTTAAGAAAAATGGACGTCTCGCTCTCCAGGAACCATGGTTAGGCCAATGATTATCTGCCGGAAGTATATGAATCATTCTTCCACCTATATTACATAATTTATCAGCATTTTTAAATGCCATATAAAAATCTGCAATATGTTCTGAAGTTCCAAAATCAGATACAACATCAAATTCTTTTCCAATTATTACATCTTTATTTAAATCAATCATTAATGAATTTCCATGTCCATTTAAATCAATCGATAAATATTCCCATCCTTTGTTTTTCCAATATATTTTTGTGTATGATAATTCATCATACGGAAAACATGACATGAATTGTTGATCCCCGAATTCACATATTGATTTGTATTCAGGTTTTATCCATTTTTGAATAAAATTCAATGATTGTGTTGTAACTCCCATTGTATTATTTTTTTATTTTAACAAATACTTCGTCAGCTTCTAATTTTCCCATCATATAATAGCCTTTGGATATAATGTAATTAGTTTGTGCTGTATCATTATAATTATTCTCAATAGTTATTACTTTAATATTAAATTTATCAAAGTCAATAGTTTTGATAATTTTAAATTCGTTTCCTTCTGTATCTAAACTAATATAATCCACATTTACAATATTATTAGCATCTAATATTTCATTAAGAATGACAGTGTTTATTTCTATTTCTTCTACACTTCCACCCCTTGTTTTTACTTCTAATGCAATTCTTTGTTTATGTCTTTCATCATATTCATCAGATAAACCACTTAACATATTAGCTGGACCTACAACCTGCGTAAATCTTCTATGTGTGTTAGATTCGCCTACTCCTGCCATTATTTTTATACAATTTCTATTTGTATCAAGTTGGTTAAATAATGCTGGCATAGGTTCAAAACATATTCCTGTCCATCCCAATTCTTTTTCAAGATAAAATGTATTAGATAGTGTTTTACCATCATTTGCGCCAATATCAACGAAAACACCATTTCTTTTATTATTAAAATATGAAATAACAAAAGCATCTTGACCACTTTGACTAAATTTCCTATTAAGCTTGTGAATATTCATTAAAGCATCCATAATTTATTTTTTTTGTCTATGATGATTTACTAATTGATTGTAAGGAGAATTTTTAAAAAGATTTATTTCTTCATTTCCATACTGACATGGATCTCTATATCTTTCAGCATTATATTTAATACTCATAAGAGATAAGACAGATTGATCATGTCTATGATCTTTAAATCCTGACAGATTTGAGCCATACATATTTAGCTCATCGGTAACAATTCGCGGATCTCTTAAATATCGTTGCCATTCTTTTAAGAATTCAATATTGCTTATATTTTTTTTCCACAAATGATAAGATGCTGTAATCATAATTGCTTCCCAGTATTTATATTCATCACAATTAGTTAAAACAAAACAATCTTTTTTCGTCCATGTTTTATTTTTATGACCACCAGCTATTTGAAATAAAACTTTATCTTTTTCATTAGCAATATCAAATACAGGTGTTAAATCATTAATAACTTCTACACCGGCATCGCTATACATTACAACATCATCTTCATTAAGAAATTCAAAGGCTTTAAGAATAATATATGGCTTCCATATCCAATAGCCGACACCTCTAGGATATTTTAAAATATATGAATTTTTTGTCCAAAATTCGGTTTTTTGTAATTCTTCCTTTGTATGTTTAAACACCTTATCAACCTTTCCAACAGCTAATGCCGAAGTTGCTAGTAATTCCATGCTTTTATAATATTGTTGATCTCCAAATGTTATAAGTACTTTTTTCATTATTCTCGTCGTAAATCTTGTCTATCTATAAATCCTCTTTGTAATTCTGAAAAATCTGCAATCTGAAATGCGCATTTAGGTTTTCTCATATATGCACGCAAGGAATTTTCTTGTCTAAACATTATATCGTTAATAGCATCATCATTTGTAGTTTTAAATGATAGCATTTCATTACTAACTTTATTAAATCCTGTATCACGAACAATGTATGCTTGTAATCCATCAGTAAATCCGGGTTTAATTAAATGAGTTGTTATTATTTCAATTTTTTGTTGAGACCAATTTCTAATTGCTCCACCCAAATATATCATTTCCCAATCTAAATTTTTAGATTCTTCTTCTATTTCGGCTAAAATGTCTTGTATATCGGAAGTAAATTCCACATCGTCTTCAACAATTAAAGCGCTTTTAGCTCGAATTGTTTGTGCAAATTTAAGGGCAGCAATATGTGATAATGTGCAGCCTATTTGAAAACGATTAAATTTGTTTGTTGGGTGATTTGTTAACTCATCTCTAAATGAAAAATAAGAACGATGAGGCGGTATAATTGAAACGATGTTAGGAGTTATTTTTGCTCCATCAAATGCTGGAAGATAGTAAACGTTGTCAAATCCTCTTTCTTTTAAGTGGGATTCTAGTCGAACTCTACGATCCTTTCTTCTTTCTAGACTAATTGCTATTACAATATCGTAAATCATTATTTTTTAACTGCATTAATTAGCCACGTTTCAAATCCTGACAAATTTGTTTCTAAATCTTGTTTTTGTTCTGGCGTAAACACAGGTTTTTTGTAATATGTATCAAAATATTCTCTATTCTGATCTATTCTTTTAATCTCATCCATCCATCCTGTATATCTCATAACATTTATAAATGAATCCACATTCCAATCTCTTGAAACTTTAGGGTCTCCACAATAAATTGGCATAGCGCCTACAAGAAATGCATCCATCAATTTTTCTGTACAGTAATATGGGTATTGTGTATTTTCATACACTAGCATAAACTTATGAGGATTCGCCAAAAAGAATTTATCTTTTGCATCTCTCCAATATTTTCCATTTGAATAATTTTGAAGTATTGGATCATTTGTCAATACTTTTCCGTATGATGAAACTTTCTTATACTGATTGAGTTGCTGATATGCTGCTATTCTCATTACATTAAAAGGATTAGAAACTGTAAATGCTGCCCATCGTACAAATTCTTCTTCTTTGTAATTGAGTCTATTGTAAAGACGATCTTTTAACTCAGGTTTTAATAAAATATAAATTTGCCACAATGGAAGTCTATAGTTTATTTCGCTATGAGGATCAAAAGAAATACTGTAATCTGATTTAAATTGTTCAGATCTCCAGTTTTCTGCAAGTATTAATACTTTCTTACATTTATACTTAGGCGTTTCTTGCATCCTATTAAAAATAGAATGAAACAAAACATCAGGCTTAACTGAGTCTATTACAACTTCAAAATGTTTTTTAAGAATAGGCGATATAAAATTCTCTATATTCCATTCAGGCCAGAAATCTGCAAACCATACTTTTAATTTGTCCATTTATTTAATATCTTAATTTTCCTGTGAAAATGTAACATAAAGGATTTGATATCACATACCATATACGTGTGTACCATTTCGATGTTGTTTTAATATAAAAAGTTGTTGTGCGTGGTAGACTATCTATGATAGAATCTCCGCAATGAACTTGTGATTGTTTTGCCATTTTATTCAAGTTTTAAGGGTTTTTGCATCTCTATGAAAGCGTCAGTATCTTTAGGGACAACATCAAATGAAATAATATTGTAATTTGTAATTTCTTTATTTTCATTGATTTCTCCAGTTCCTCTTGATCTTACAACATATAATTCATTAAATTTTTCTATATCGTTGTCAATTAAGCCTAAAAGCTTTCGACCGTTAGGTGTGTTTAATATTTCTACAGTTCCTTCGATTGATTTTCGTTCTTCATTAATATGAATTTCTTTCACCTTATGAGAGGCATCACTTAAATTTCCTTTAAAATTTTCAGCATTTGGATATCCTAATTGTCCAAACATTGGAATTTCATGAGAAAGTTCTTCAAATTGTTTCACAATATCTTTTGCACATTCTTTTGTGTACATTCTACCATTACTATTTTCTACATCGTAATATAAAAATGTTCCTTTAATTTTCATTTTATTCAAATTTTTGTGTTATCCATTTTTTATTTTCATTATCCCATTTATAACTTCCATAATCTCTTCCTGGAACATCATGTGTAATATCTCCAAATTCTGCAAATTTGTTTCCTGATGTAATTTCATCATTCTCATCTTTGATGATTTTAGTGTTTTCGTTATTCAACTCGCTCATACGTTTTTTCAAATATTTTTGGTTTACAAGGATAGAATTCTCCTTCAACGCCTTTAATGATCCAATCATTTAAAGAGGCTGTCATATAGCCTTCCATTGTAGGAATTCCTAACAAATCGTTTGCTCTTTCATTTTTATTTTTCTTATATGACATGTTTTGAATAGTGGGAATAATGTTTGAACAAAATTCTCTTATTTCTTCAAGATTTTCTCCTGTCCATTGAACTGCGTCAATTACTACTGGTTTTTTTCTAAATTTACTCATAATCATTTTTATTTATAAAGTTGTATTTTAGTGTAGCCTTCTGCTTCTCCCATCCCTGGTTCTGAAATATAATCTACATAACAATGTCCCGTTTTCATGTTATGAAACTCATACGCGGTTATATCTTTAGTTTCGTTTTTTCCTTTTAAGTATGCTGCGTATTCTCTTGGAGTTTCAAATCCTGTTTTTTCAAGATGTTCTTTCGTTCTTATACGTGATTCTGCTTCTTCTTTACGCCATCTTAGGCCATCTTTTGAAACTGCATCTATAACGTTTTTGCCATCATGTATGATATACCAGTCATCAAAAACTTGTTGTTTCTTACGATCACCTGGTTTGTCGCCAATCCATACAAACATACGAGTGTACCATTCAGTAACTCCCCAACAATCACATCCTGTGTTTTCATGTTCTTCGAAAACAAATCTGTACATACAGTCTTGAACTTTTTCTATAATTTCTTTATTCATAATCTGCATCATTTACGCCAAGCATAAATACTGTGCGATATTTTTCATAATTTTTATCTTCACCTCTAATGTTTGAAGTAAGTGTTTTTGATGGTATAATTAATGGAGGACTTGCAACATAAAAGTTAAAGTCTTCACTTGTCATCATGTGATATGTGATACTATCAGCAATCATAGGTGATGCATCAACAATTGAAATATATTTTTCCATTGCTCTTCTATTCATACCATACGCTAAAATAGACCAACATGCATAGCCTTTAGTCCATCTTGGTTTAACTCTAATATTCTGAGGAAGCATTTCATATAAAAATGAATAAAGAAGAATTCCATCAGCATCTTCAGGAATTGTATTCATATACTTTGGAAGTAATGTATCAAAATCTTTATGAAAAGCACAATCGTCTTCAAAAATGAATATGCTTTGTACTCCATCAAGTAAAGCTGTTTTAATCACGTTATAGTGTGATTGCATTGCTCCCAATTCATTTGGAAATTTTTGATTGAATCTTACTTGTCTCCCGTCAGGAGAATTATATCGTTGACAGTAAGGTTCGATAAGTTTAGCTGCATATCCTGGAACTACTGGGCGATAAAATTCAGCACTAATCTGATGGTAAAAGAATTGCCCGCACATATATTTATATTTGTCATCTCTCTCCTTAAGACATATGCAAACAACTTTTTCGTATTTATCATTTATTAGACTCATATTTTTTAATAAGTTTACGTTCCAATTCCTATATGGCCATCACCATAAATACTACCATCAACACAAAGATCTGAAATATCTATATTTAGTTTTTCGGTTGTAGTTCTAATATTACCATGTACTATCAAATTTTGTTTTGGAGGATTAATACCTACAGCTCCACTTCCCGAAGATGGAATAAATAATTTTTCCTTTGGTTCTTCATAAAGTCCAAATTTTGCATTAGGATAATTCATATACTTATGATTTTTTATTTCTATTGTATATTCGTACCCATTTCTTTTCAAATACCAAAGAATAAATTTTATCATATCATAATATGTTTAAACCTGTTAAAACTTTACATAATAATCTTTCCATCCATAGTTTATATTCATAAATATAGTGAATGTTTCGCTTACGATCATAATAAGTTGCACATGTGCCAGTTTCTTTAAGAAAATAATCTCGCTGCCATGTCATTGACATTGGCGTAGGATTCGAACCTCTGTATTCTTCAAGCCACTCAGCATATTTATGTGTTAATCCACCTTTATAATTGCATCCGAATTGAGGTCCTCCAGTTTTTCCGTATGTTGGAGCATAGCCTGTTTCACTTTTGTATTTAAGTCTTAAATCCAGTTCTGTCATAGCTTTAACAAGTCATTTTGTTTTAACATTATTTCTTCAAGTTTTGCTAATACATCCGGAGATGGTATTGTAGGATATATACATTCTATTTTTGATTGTTGTCCAGTAGTACCAGGAAGAACAATAGTTCGAATGATCGTATCTGTTTCATCCTGTAAACTTTGAGAAAATGTTTTATCAAAAAGAGCTCTTAATTCAGCAAGTCTTGTTCTTGCTTTTAATTGTGATTGCAGTCCAAGAGGAATGTAGCATGCTAAAATAATTAATTGTTTCATGATAAAAATATTTTAAGATTATGTTTATATTCAATTTTTCTATATAAATGATTTGCGCTATCACCTACTGGGGTTAATACATATCTTATTTTAAATATCATCTTTGGAGCTCCTATGCCTTCAACTTGTAATACTGATTCAATTCCATAAGCATAGATAAAAAGTTTAAGTCCCGGATATTTAGCAGGTGTTTTGCATCCAATGTATACATTCGTATCGCCATAAAGCATATAAGGATCAACATAGATAGTTATCCCCGCTATCATTCCGATAGGATAGGGCATTCCATTGCTTGATTTTAATTCTTGCTTTTCCGAAATTACGGTGTATTCACTGTGCATTTGTAATGAGCATCCAGTTTTAACACTACATATTGCAAAATTTCCATACCCAAATTTTCCGTTAAAATTTATTTTATTAGATTCTTCTATAATTGCGTTTAAAAGATCTTTAACATTATTAACTTTTATTTTCTTTTTATACTCAACATCTATGCGGCTTCCAAGAAGATTCTTTTTAAAACGAAATTTATTTGAAAATTTATATGCCCAATCTTTTACTTTATCTACTGAAGTATAATCACTTAGATAATTTTTCTCTGCTATTTTTCCAATTTGAGCTACTGTAGATTTTGAAATACCTATAGCAGCTTCATGCATCAAAGCGTTTTTAACCATAACATTAACATCAATATCAAAATCATCTTCCAATTTCGTAATTTGATCTTGTGTTACGCTGCAGGATACTTCGAATGTTTCAGTTTGAATATCTTGCTTAACTTCGGTAAGATTAGTTTTTTCTTTATTTGTCCAATCGAAATAGCCATAAGTATATTGAGGTAGATCAATAATTTGTACCTCTATAAAGTCTTTAAGAGGTGATAATTCAATAATTTTTTCGACAATTTCTTTTGAATTTGGTTGTTTAGTTTCTTCTTCAATTTCGGGTGTAACTACTTTTTTTGTTTTTTTCATTTTAAAATAATGTTTTAGATTTTATAACTTTTGTTTTCTCTAACAAAAACACATCATCAAGAAGTTTTTGAAATATCCATTGACTGTCGCAATGATTTCTTGTAACTTCAAAACTGCATTCTAAAAACTTCTTATGAAGAGTCTTGTTAGAATATATATCGTTTATTTTTTGGACCGTTTCCTCAACATTGGTCAAATCTTTTTTAACAAATAATCCGTATTCATCAAGATCAACGAATCTTTTTTCTGTTTTCTTACCATCTTTGTAAATCCAACAATTTTCTGCCCAATGATAGTCAAACATAGGAACACATCCTACACCAATGATTTCACATTGTGCGTATTCAAAGTTATCGCCATAAGCGTCAGCATTCAAGTGATAAAAATCTGCACCCACAAGTGAGTTACTTAAAGTCTCCATTCCATCTACATAATCATAGGGTCCGTATATGTAAACTTTATTGAGATCTCTTTTATCGTTATCAATTTCAAGTCCGTTTTCAATAACTTTTTTATTCACTTCAACCATGCGATGATTTGGTTCTTTTGACCCTGAGTCTAAATCTTCATAAAATATTTTAAGTGCACCCAGTGACCTCTCGACACCTTTCATCTCAAGTAATAGGTTATTTTGTTTAGCGAAAGGAAGGAACCCGTAGAGTCTCTCGGGTTGCTTGAATGTGGCAAATCGACCAAGGTAAGTGATTTTCTTGAAATGCTCGGTCTTACGATATTTCGCCAACTGTTCAAAGTTAAAACCTACATGAAGTTGAACAAATTTGTTCTTAATGTCTGTTCCGAATAAAGTAATGAGTTTGTTAAAGAATGGTGACGTAATGCTATGAGATACAATGCCATCACATTGATTACAAATTTCAAAGAAATTAGCATTTCTCCAAATCGATGCAATTTTATGATCATTTTGAAAGACAATCTTCTTTGTTTTGATTCCTTTTACCATTTTCAAAAAACCATCTTGGGCCCATTGAGCGTGCTTAACGCTTGGAACTGAATTAATAAACACATAATCAAACCCATTTAATGTTTCGTAAAAAGTGTTGATGTTTTCTTTGGTAATCATTTCATATGCTGGCATATCCTGTGATTTTCCTCTTCCCCATTTCTTATCATCAACAACATAGACTTTGTGTTCTATGTCTTTTGTTTTAAGAAAGTTGCAAATTTCGATCATATATCGCGTAACGCCCGCGCCCTCGATCCCTCGACCCAAAATTAATGCTATTTTCATGCCTTTTTATTTTTATTTTGTTCTTCTAATTTTCCAGATATCTTGCCAAAGAAAAAGAAATTTATCAATGCTTGTTTTAATTGTTTAACATTATCATTAGTAACTTCATAACCCATTGAAGTTAATAGCTCTTCGCCTAACTTATGAAGTGCATCCATTTCTAAATCATATCCCGATACTCCCTGTACTTCTGATAATTGATACCCAATCATACGAGCTCTTTTAGTAATTTCTAATAAATCATTTTTCATATCTTCATATTTCTTTAATTAATACCAGTTCCTATTATTTCCTGCTCCTCTTAATATGCCTCTTATGACGCAATATATAATTGCCAGTATACATAGTGTTAATTTAGTCTTCCAAAAAAGTATACAAAATATAGCGCATGTAATGGGCCCTGCTCCAAATATAAGGCTTATGATGACTAAAATTGTAATCGCTGTAAATGCTGCTGTTGAAATCATATATCTCTAAATAAATGATTTAAATGTTTCTGTATCTCTTCCATACCATCTACAGTATATTGATTACCATCTAATCTTTTCACTAATAATCTTGGCGGCATAGGATCCTCTATAAGAACTTCTTGCATAACTGCTACTGATTTAATTCCTACTGATTTAAGAGTTTCATCATTTATTGATTCTGAGAATCTTTTTAAATAATCAATATATTCTTCTTTTAATGTTTTCATATTATGCTCTTTAAAATATTCTCTTAGTATTTCACAAACTTTTTCGTTAGATATCCCATATAAAGCTGCCATACGTTTAATATTTACATCAGGTATTTGACTATAATTTGCTTCTTCCTTTCGTTTTTTTGCAATTTCATTTGCAGTTCTAACTATACTTGTTATAAGCTGATTATCGGCATTTGTTTTCATATTAAAATAAACTTTTAGTTGTCGGTATTTTCTTTGCTTGTTTTGGGTATATTTTCAACAAATCGTTGATATTAAGATATTTCATTGGTTTGTTATTGAGATAATTGAATGTGTCATTCATCATAGCTTCTTTGTCTGCAAAGTTAAAATGTAATAAAGGTTGCTTTTTAGGATAAAGGGCTTTCTTAACAAATTTATACATTATCCAATCAGTATCTTTTGTATTCAACTTATCTCTAAGCTTTCCTAATTCTGAAGGAGACACGCAAGTGATTGGAATTTTCTGAAGATAATCATGATTTAATGAAGCGAATACATCATCAAAGAATGGAACTTCCAAATAGAATACTGAAAAGTCACAATTTCGATTACATTTTGATTTTTTATTGAGCTTATCAATAAAATCTGATTCGCTTTTAAGCAAACGAATAAAAGAAGCAAATTTAGTTATGAACATTTCACTAACTTCTTTAATGTGTACTTTAGGAACAAAGAAATTTGTTGCCATCATGTTAATAGGTTCGCCTGATATATTATCTTTGTACCACTTATAAACTATTGGCCATTTTCTTTTGTAGTCTTCGATTTTAGGCCAAGTGTCTCTGTCATGTACAATCTTATCGTGTTTCATCATTTCATAGAATGACTCGTCGTAAACTAATACATCATCATCAGTCATGTATAAATCATCATCCATCATACCTAATTCGGCTATCATATTTAAAAAATACATTTTCTTACAATAGGGCGCATTTGTTAAATACAAATCACCATAAAATTCAATGATATTTTTTCTCGTAAAAATTACCGTTTTTGATAAATCAACAATCTTACTAAATTGCTCAATATCTTTTTCATCTTCTTTATCTACATACAAAATGAGATTCTCTTTAAGAATATCATGTAGCTTATTTTCATAAAAAAGTTTGAAAATCTGCAGTTGATGTGTGGTAACAACTGTAATCATTTATTCTTTATTTAAATAATTAAGAAGCGCTTCTCTTGGAGTATCTTTCCATTTTGCAGCTTCAATAAAAAATTGTGATTCAACATCTTCTGGCTCATCACCTGAGACTACGCTTTGAAAACCTTCAGATGTTACTGCCCAATGACCATTATCATCATAAAGAAGATTTGGAGCATGTCCTAAGTTACTAAGTTGTTCCATGATAAAATCAAACAGAAGTTGTTCAAAGTACGTTTTGATGTACACCATAATTTCATCTGCTAATTCATCAATCTTTTTTTCATCTTCAGTACGATCATATCCGTCTTTATCATATTCTTTGGATTCTTCGTTCCAATGCAAATTCTTTTTATCAATCAAAGAATAACGGAATTTGTTCAATGATTCAATTTCGTCTTGAAATGCTGAGTTATAGCTCATAGTTTTTTATTTAAATATAATCAAAATCTTTGATATTATATCTCATAAAGCAGTTAAAGTTTTGTTAAAAACACACGAAAAGGAACATTAATGTTCCTTCTCATTGAATTACATTGAAATTATTTTTATTCTACATTTTCAGCATCTAATATATTCATTGCGCATTCTTCTGCGTCTCCATCTAAAGTAAAACAACTTGAAACAATATCTCGATGTTTTGCCAATAAGTCAATAGCTTCATCTTCTGTGCTGCCGGCATCAATAAGTTCATTTATTATCCAATTTTCATATTGTGAAATATTTCCATCTTCAGATCTTGGATAACTTTCCCCTTCAGAATCTTCAGGACTTGGATAACTTTCCCCTTCAGAATCATCATCATCTATTTGTTTATCTTCAACCAGCCATTCATTTAAATTTTTAACTGCATGAACTGCATTTAAATAATCTCTTTGACTTTCACCTAAGAATTTTTTGATCTTCGATGATTTATCAGTTTCTACTTTAGATTTTTCTGTTTTTTCAACTTCTTTCTTTTGAAGTTCTTTAGTTTCTTTATATTTTATAATAGCATTTTTCATGCCGCCTTTGAATGTATCATTATAGAAAGACGTGAAAGCACTTACTACGTTGCTTGAACCAGTTCTAAGAATTTCTTCTCTTTCATCACCAGCTGTATCGTATACTACAAAGTATTTTTGTGGAGCATTAAGATCAGCAGTTGGTTCCGACATTTCTGGAGATTCTGCAGGCATTTCTGGAGTTGTTTCAGGTGTTTCCAATGGTGTTTCTTCTGGAGTTCCTTCTGCTGGCAATCCTGAATCATCAGTGCCAAGATCATCTGCACCTTCGATAGGTAAGCCATCATCTGCAGGTTCGGCACCAGGTTCTGACACGTTTGTATCTAAACCTAAATCGTCAGTTGTATCTTCAGATCCTTCAAGAGGTAAGCCATCGTCGTCAGGTTCTACAGCCTCATTGGCAGGATTCGGAACCATTTTTTCTTCAAAGAAATTTTCCTGTGGTTCTGCTTCAGGTTCGATATTGCCTGCCGGTTGTATTTCTTTTCCTTCAATTATTTCTTCTACAGGTTCGTCTGTAGCACCCATTCCGCCATCAATACTACCATCTGATAAAGTTGATACTGGAAGTGTAAGAACACCCACAACATAGTCGCTATCATATAGTTTGTATACGTCGCCTTCACCTTCTTCTGCAAAGCCTTCTTTGGTTTTCTTGTTTTCTTCCCAGAATTCTTTGTATTGAGTGATTTCGCCTTTAGCGCCATTTTTGAAATCTTCGAAGTTTTTCTTCAATTTTTCAATAACTGCTAAACCATCTTTTTCTTTGTCTTGCAAAGTAGATTTGTCTTTTTTATCAGGAGTGCCAGGTTTGTCTTCCTTTTCTTCGGTTTCTTCCTTTTCATCATCTTTATCTTCGTCTTCTTCGTCGTCCTTTTCTTCGTCCTTTTCATCCGTTTTCTCTTCGGGTTCAAAATCTTCAAAGGTTCTTAAATTTTTAAAGAATTGGTAGTCTTCGTATTGACTTAATGATTCACGAACATGTTTCATATTGTATAGTTTTGTTTTATATATTCAAGCTTTTTTTACCGGAATATATATAAAAATAAAAGTTACACCTATGAAGTATAGTGAATACATACAACTATTAGACGTTTTGGAAGAACAAGGAATAACTCTTGAAGAATTTCAAGCAAATCAACAATTATATGAAGGCCTCATTGGAAATGTAGCTGGAAAAGTTTTTGGATTACTTAAAAAAGGAATGAAAACTCTTATTTCTAAAGGTGTTTCTCAAGAATATATTAAGAAACTTAATGATTCAGCTAATAAGATCGTGCAAATGGTTCAGGACAAATTAGCTACCAAGAAAGATGCAGAAGGAAAAGGCGGAGAAGGTGTAATTCAATCTATAGAAAAAAATGTAGAAACATACAAAACAACTTGGTCAAATAAAAATAATAATGCTCAAGTTCCGCCAGAATTACAAACAAAACTCGATAATAAAAAAAATAAAGAAATAGCAAAATACATTAATGGTCAAGTAACTGTATACTCAGATAAAGTAAAAACCTCAATTAAAACAAAAAAAGGTTTATCAGACAACGATAGAGAAAACTTACAAAATTATTGGGATCAGTTAATGACCAAAATTAATGTTGATGTATCTGGAAAATTAATTGAAAATGGAATACTTGAAGATGATGATGCATATTCAGTTTTCAAAGATATTTTAAATATTAAGAAAATGGGTGTAGGCGGTGAAGAACCCAAACCAGCAAACCCCGATTTACCTAAAGTAGGAAATGTATATACAGTACTTATTGGTCAAGCTCCTACAAAAGTAAAAATAACAAAAATTGATAACAAAACAATTTATTATGTAGGACTTAATTCTGGACAAAAAGGAATTAAAGGAGAAGTTCCTATTACAGCTGCAAAAGATTTTAAACCTGCATCTTAATTAAGAAATTAAAATATTATAATGGCAAAAACTTCTATATCAAATGACGCTAAAAGAGCCGCAGAAATGTACAAAAAAGCTGATGAGTTATATGCAAGAATAACGAAAAACTTTGAAAGTATTGAAAGCGGTGAAGTTAAATACTCGACTGATAAATTCAAATTTATCAAACTTCAAAGTGATTTGAAGCAAGTAAGAAATATGCTTACCAAAATAGATACTGATAGTCTTGTTGCTTATGTGGGACAAGAAAAAGTAAACACAATGGAGAATAACATAACTTTCATGATTGAAAACAGTGAATACATAGAAAAGCGTCTTATGGCTGATCAATATGTAGATGACCTTTATGTTCCTGTTAAACATTATCTTGAACAATTTATGGGTGATGAAAGTAATTACAAAAAATGGGCAGCAAATATTAGTGATTTAGCTAAGAAATTTGTTGGAATGATGGCACACCCTAATAACATTGATAATTTCAAAGGTTATCTTAAAAGAATAGTGTTAGGAACAATGACTTTAAGAGAATTTAAAAAGATATTCGAATCAAGCAAACATAAAATGATTGCAATATATGAGCCAAAATTGGGCGCTAAATTCGAATCATTCACAGAATATAAAAACTATAACTATGAAGCATAAAATTAAACCATTAGAAGATTATTTACAAACAAAAGCTATCAACGAAGAATTTTCAAATCCTTTCGATAAAGATAATACAATTGAGACGAAACCATCTCATATTGCTGATAAGGGTGGGATGTTATCGCTTCGTAAAGAAGTATTCAATATTAATCGTGTTGAATATTCTAAGAAAAATAATGGATCATTTATAGTAATGGCAAAAACTCAATTTGCCAAAGGAGAAATAGTTGAAATTGCTCCGATTATCTTTGTAGGATTGGAAGCGAAAGCAGTTCCTCGTTTAAAAGATTACATTTACGAAATTGATAAAAAGAAACAAATTTATGGCGTAGTTTTGGGCTATGGATCTTTATACAAACACAGTGAAACTCCTAATATAACTTTTGCATATAATAAAGGTAATAAGCAAATGTATTTCATTTCAGCAAAAACAATTAATGCTGGAGAAGAATTAACAATTGATTATGGAAAAGATTACTGGGCAGAACGTTCAGGATTTGGAACAATGGCACCACAAGAAAATCCAGTTCAAGGTGGAGAAGCTGTTGCAAAAGGTGAAAGCGAAGAAAATGAAAGCATGGTTCAACCAAATTCTCAAGATATCACCAACATGTCAACAGCAAAACAATTTGGAGAACCAAACAGTCGAATGAACCCCGCAGTTACTGGAGTTGCCATTAAAGGAATTGGCCAACAATAAAATAAAATTTAAACTATGAAAGCTAAATTAATAAAAGAATCATTAAATGAAACAGAATGGTTTCCGGGAGTGGGTGCTTATTTATCAAAAATTCGTAGAAAATTGTGGTTTAAAGGATTTAAGTGGAAAGATACAGAAGACATAGTAATAGAATATACTGATCGTGTAGTAGAGTTTTTACGCACTCATGATAAAGGAGATAAAATCGCTTTAAACAATATCGTAGAAATAATTGCCAAAAAATATATTAAAAATCATGAAAAAAATAGTTAAAGAATCGTTAAATGAAAGCTTTAAAAATATTTGAAAAATTTGAGGAAAAAAGTGATCCTATAGCGGATATGGGTATTGGCATAGGGAAGTTAAATATCTATACTGAAGTATGGGCTATTATTACTAATGGTGATTCAGAAATATACGAGATATATCTTAAAAAAGAATATGCTTTAAGAGAATGTGAAAAAATAAATAAGCAAACATATGTATTTAATCAGCATAGAAAAGCTGAAGTTAAATCATTAGGTGATGCCATTGATCTTATAAAAGATGTAGTTAGAGATAACGCGGAAGATCCAGGAGAAGATTATTAAAATAAAAAATAATAAATATGAAAGCTAAATTAGTTAAAGAAGATTTAAACGAAGAAGGAAAAGATTTTGAATACACAGGAAGATTTAATCAACCAGGCAGGGCAAATTATTCGCCTTCTCGCCAAAAAGAACGCCTTAAGCCTTCAACTCAAGGAGCTTATGCACACTCTCAAAAAGAAGAAATACTTCAACGAATTGAAATATATTGTAATCAAGTGATAAATGATGCAGAAGAACTTTCTAATAAGTACAAACATGATGAAATAGAATTAGATACACTAAATAATGCTAATTCTGGTGCACGTATAGCAGAAGATATTTTAGGCCTTCTTAATAATTAATATATGTATATAGACGGTATCAAAACCATTCTAGCAGACATTAAGTCTGTACAACTTTCTTTACTCCAAAAAGGAATAGAGAAAAAAGACAATAAAGCAGAATATTTCAAAAAGAAAACCGTGAAGTTTGTGTTACCTACAAGTTTTCCAAGAACTGACGAATATTTCGAAGCGTTACTTGGTGATATGTTTAAAGATCTTTTAGTTGATGCACCAGATGATGCAGATTATCTGGGCTTATGGATTGAATATGATACCATAACATTAGATAACGCCATATCTCTCCAGTCACTCAAAGACATCCAAGAGTATTCTAAAGGTCCAATAACTCCTTCCTATGAATTTTTCAAAATGACTTTACCCAAAGAAACACCCAACGGTTTCAATGAATCGTGTAATTAGTCAATACAAGATGACTTGTAGTTTAAAGACAGAATCTCAGTATTAAAGCTGAAGGAGTGAGTGTGGGAGCTCACCAGGCCATCTTTTTTAAAATAATTCATTCAATTTTTTATACTCGAGTATATCACGAAGCAGTTAGCAATAACTGTTTTTTGAGCATGAAAATATTTAATATATAGAACAAAACTAAACTAAAATTATGTATATAATAAGTAAAATATTTTACTAAAAAATGGACGAACAAGATTCATCTAACAAGGGGCATTTTCAGACCACAGAGCTCTCTGAAAATACCGAACCTCCTTTAGCAAGCTCCCCGAAATCAATCGATTTTAAAAATAAATTCTACCCTACATCATCTTTATCAGAATGGAATGACTGGAAATGGCAAATCCGTAACAGCATAACTTCTTATGATGAATTGAAAAGAATTTTCGGAGATTCTGAATACGAATTATCCGAAGACATTAATCTGCCATTAAGAATCACTCCATATTATGCGAGTACAATTTCTTCATTAAATCAAGGAATTGGTAAGTGTGTTATTCCAACCAGTAACGAACTTATTGTTACACCTAATGAAGTTAATGACTCATTGCATGAAGAACAACAAAGTCCAGTAGCATGTATAGTGCATAGATATCCAGACCGTGTCTTGTTTCTAACAACGGACTTTTGTTCTTCAAATTGTCGATACTGCACAAGAAGTCGACTTATTAATCGTGAAACAATTTCACGAAAAGTTTGGGATAAAGGAATTCAATATATTAAAGATCATCCTGAAATACGAGATGTATTGTTATCAGGTGGTGACCCACTTACAATGAGTGATGATAGTATTGAGTATCTTCTTAAAGAAATAAGAGCTATTGATCATGTTGAGTTTTTACGTATTGGAACAAAAGTTCCTGTCGTATTACCTCAAAGAATTACTCCTGAGTTAACTAATATGCTTAAGAAATACCACCCTTTATTTATCAGTATTCACTTTAGCCATCCGGATGAAGTAACTCCAGAAACAAAACAGGCTTGTGAAAGACTTGCAGACGCAGGAATTCCGTTAGGGTCACAAACCGTTTTACTTAAAGGCGTTAATGACAGTGTGGAAATCATGAAGAAGCTTATGCATAATTTACTTATGATAAGAGTACGTCCTTATTATATCTACGCGTGCGACCACGTAGTAGGTACATCACATTTTAGATCACCTATCAGTAAGGGTATTGAAATCATTGAAGGATTACGAGGCTGGACAAGTGGTTATGCAGTTCCTCAGTTCATTGTTGACACGCCGGGCGGCAAAATCCCACTTTTGCCTGAATATTTTGTAAGTAGAGAAGGAAACTGTATAAAATTCCGAAACTATCAAGGAAAAGAATTCACATATTATGAAGATTAAAGCGAATATATAAATAAAATGTATTGTTTATATGCGTGCCAAATTCATAAATGAAAAATTTAAAGAAAAAAGCGATCCTATAAAAGATATGCGTATAGGCATACGAAGTAAGAATTTTCCAAAAGGATTTGAACCGATATTTATTTTGAAAAAACGATATCCTGGAATGGATTGGCCAGTAGGAACAGTGTTCGGACAAGTTGATGGGTGGGATTCATTAAAAGTATATGATAATAAGGGTTCAGAACACGGAAATACAGCATGGACAATGACGTATTTTATACCGTGGATAGGTACATTCTTTGAAAAATTTTAAATTGTGAACATGAAAAAAGTTAGAGAAGAATTATATGAAGAATTAAATGAATCATCTGCTACAAGCAAAAAAGGATTTCATGATAATATCGAGCAGGACACATTAGATAATGAGAATTTTCGTAAGGTACTCTATACCGGAAAAAATATGCAACTGGTTTTAATGACATTAAAACCTGGCGAAAACATTGGAATGGAACATCATCCTGCTGATCAATTTTTTAGATTTGAAGCCGGAACTGGAGAATGCATCATCAATGGAAATGTATATAAAGTAAGAGATGGATATTCAGTTTTAATCCCAGGTGGTGCAGAACATGACGTAATAAATACCGGCAAAGTAACTTTGCAAATGTACACATTATATTCACCACCAAATCATACAGATCAAGTAGTTCATACAACAAAAGAAGTTGCAGAAAAAGCTGAAAAAAGTGGAAAAGATAAATTTAGAGGTAAAACAACTGAATAAAATAAAAATACAGTATGAAGGCAAAATTGGTTAATGAAAATTGGATTGATAAAAGACCGAAACAGGAAGTTTGGGCAGCAGATAACGATGAAGATGGATATGGCCCTAATGCAGAAATTCTACGTAATGTTGATGATTCGGATGAAAAGATTTTTTCAAAAAATGATGTTAAAAAAATACTTAGATCTATTGTAGGATATTCAAAGGAACAAGGCAGATTATGTGGAGATTTAGATCAAAAAATAAGAATGCTTGCTAGAAAACATAACATAAAATTATAAATATGAAAAAATTACTATACGAAACTTTACATGAATATATAAACGAAACTGAAGGTCTTTTTAAAGGACAAATAGATACTGGTCTCGAAGCTAAAGATGTTGATCAAAAAGAATTCTTAGTAGGGTTAGCAGTTGAAAAAATACATTCTGACAACTTGGCAGTTCAAAAAGAACTCGTACTTCAAAATTTAGCTGACAATCCCAAATTTTATAGTGAAGGAATGAAAAAAGGACTATTTTCGGCACCAGCCGCAATTAACACATACAAAAAATATTTTATAGACAAGGACGAACCCGAACAAAAATAAACACAAAAATGGCAGTAAAAAAAATAATTAAGCCAACAATTAAACCAACACCTAAACTAGCAACTGAATCAACATTTTGGGATAAAATTAAAAAATTCCAAATAATAATTAGTCTTATCATAGTTCTTGGTGGATTTTTAGTAGGATATGTGACGTTACTAAATGATGTTAAAGAACTTAAAAAAGAAGTTGCGGAAAATACCACACAACTTAAAAAAATGAATGACATTTTGTCGGATCAACAACTTCTTAATGGAAAGATCATTCAATATATGCAAATGAAATAAATAAATAAATAAATAAACAATAATAAAAATTATGAAAAAACAATTACTAACAATTTTGACAATTTTGGCATTTATGATTCTTGCATCATGTAATACAAAAAACCCAAACTCTAAACAAGGTATATCTATAATGTATGTGGAGGACACTACCAAACTATCTATACAAGAAAAGAATCAAATTATCATTATTAAGAATCAAGAAGCGATAATAAGAAATCAAGAAAACTTGTTAAGTCGTCAAAAAGATGAGTTTAACAATCAAGGAACTGTGTTAGGTAATCAAAAAGGTATGCTAAACAATCAAAACGGTGTGTTGGGCAATCAAAAAGATATGCTAAACAATCAAGGAAGTGTACTAAAGAATCAAACAACCGAGATAAAGAATCAAAAAAGCATATTAATAAGACAAGATTCAATAAAAAAAAAGGATTCAGTGATTAATATACAAATGAAATAAATAAATAAACAAACAAACTAAATAAAATAAAATTATGAAAAAACAATTATTAACAGTATTAGCAGTAGCATTTATGATTTTTGCATGTAATTCATGTACTCCAAAAAGTCCTGCAGTAAAACAAGAAATAGTGTACACACAAGATACTTCTAAGGTATCTCAGTCAGAACGTAATCAACTTATGATTATAGCAAACCAAGAAGCGATAATAAAAAATCAAGAAGAGATAATAGCAAATCAAAAAACCTCGTTAAAAAATCAAGGAACCATGTTAAAAAATGAAGATACAATTAAACAATCTACTGATAAAACTAAATAAAATAAAAATATGAAAAAAGTAATTTTAGTAATTTTAACAATTTTGACATTTAGCATTCTTATATCATGTAATACAGGCTCTGTGAAGCCAGAAAAACAAACTATATCTGTAACGTACACACAAGATACTTCTAAGGTATCTCAATCAGAAAGGAATCAAGCTTTGATTATTAAGAATCAGGCAGAGATAATAGCAAATCAAGAAAACTTGTTAAAAAATCAAGATACAATTGAAAAAAGTGTAAATAATGAATATTCACAAAATACAGAAAATCTTATTAGTGAAAGCAAAAATGTAAGTTCTATGTATATGCAATTGGAACAAATAGGAAAATATTTAAAAATACAACAAAAACAAATCGATTCAATGATTGTAATCAAAATGAAATAACTAAAATAAAATAAAATAACTAAAATAAAATTATGAAAAAACAAATATTATTGGCAATTTTAGCAACATGGGCATTCATGATTATTGTATCATGTGTTGCATGCACTTCTAGTTATGCACAAGGAAAACAAAATATATCTATAGCGTATACGCAAGATACTTCTAAAATATCTAAGTCGGAAAAGAATCAAACTATAATTCTTAAGAATCAAAAACATATGATGCAAAATCAAGGAACCATGTTGCAAAATCAAAAAACCTCATTAAAAAATCAAGGAACCATGTTAAAAAATCAAGATTCAATTAAAGATAATATAACTGATAGTACACAACAAGTTATTAGCAACAACAAAAATGCGCCTGCATTAAATCTTCAACAAACAATATATAATAATAATACATTAATATTTGATCAATTAGAAAAAACACAAAAAACTTTAAAAATGCAACAAAGAGAAATCGATTCAATGATTGTAATTCATAAGAAAACAAAACATCTCCAAAAATAGAATTTTTGGCTCGACGCTTCTCAATCGAGGAGTGTTTCGCGTGTCTGCTTATATTCAAAATATAATTGTTAATTTTTAAAACAAATTACATCCGAATGAATATAATTATCAAATAAACTAATATAAACTACATCGCCATGAATATATTTAAAAAAATATGGTATTCTGAACGTTTTATGACGGAAGATCAAAAAATTGTTAATACAACATTAAGAGATGTTACAGAATGGATAGAAAAAGAAAAAACACCACCAGAT